GTGCTTACTGATACCAAACTGAAAAACCTCAAGCCGCAGGACAAACTGTATAAGGTTTCGGATCGTGACGGGCTGTATGTTGCGGTGCTTACTTCCGGATCTGTCTCTTTCCGGTACGACTACCGCATTAACGGACGCCGGGAAACGCTGGTCATCGGTCAGTACGGGCGTGACGGTATCAGCCTGGCGGAAGCACGAGAAGAACTCATTGCTGCAAAAAAACTGTTAAAGGCAGGCCAGTCACCAGCTGCGGCTAAACGTGACGGTATCAAAAAGATCCGCGGGGCTGAGACATTCTCGGTACATACCGACAGCTATATGAAGCACGTCATTCTGGCTGACAGTACCCGGGAGATGAAACAGGCCGTTATCGATCGCGACATCATGCCGGTGCTGGGTAACAAAATGATGGCTGAGATAACCACTGGAATGGTGCGTGACCTGTGCGATCGCATTGTTGAACGTGGCGGCCGGGCTACGGCAGTGCAAGCCAGAGAGATAATCAGCAGTGTATACCGTCACGCTAATGATCGTGGCCATGGTCTGTTTAACCCTGCTGCTGATATCAAGCCTTCATCGATAGCCATGTTCAAGCCGCGCGACCGCACGCTACAGCCTGAAGAGATAGGTGTATTCTTCCGGGCGCTGGATAATGTCGCGGCTATGGCAACGATGAAGCTGGCAACTAAACTGGTGCTGCTCACCATGGTTCGCAAAAGCGAGTTCACCCACGCCACATGGTCAGAAGTCGATTTCAAAAAATGGACATGGACGATACCGGCGGAACGAATGAAGGGAAGCCGTGCGCACGTTATCTACCTGCCAAAGCAGGCGCAGGATCTGATGATTGGCCTGCAAATGTGCGCTGGTGGGAGTGAATTCCTTTTGCCCGGGCGATACTCAGTCAGCAAGCCGTTATCCAATGGCGCACTGAACAGGCTGATCAATACCACCGTCGAAGCGGTGAACGAGGCTGGCGGGCATCTTGATGAATTATCTGTGCACGACCTTCGTCGCACAGCCAGCACGTTGTTGCATGAGGCTGGTTATCCATCTGACTGGATTGAAAAGGCGCTGGCGCATGAGCAAAAGGGAGTGCGTGCGGTATACAACAAAGCGGAATACGCCAGGCAGCGCGCCTACATGTTGCAGCAGTGGGCGGATATGGTTGATTCCTGGATTAACGGGGAGCACACCGATCTGGTGCCGTTTTCCCCGTCGAAGTTTGAGCGATGGATGAATGAAGATGATTAATTTCTGGATTATATAAATTCTCGCTGTAGATCAACTGTCATTTGCAGTTCTTCGCATTTTTTGTGCAAGACATTGTTTTCAGTTTGCAACCAGTTAACTTGAGCACTTTTCTGCACAATCACAGCGCGTTGCTCTTCCAGTTGGCGGATTAACTCCGCCTCATTGAACATGGTCATGCTGCACGCTCCCTACCCTGATTATCTGATGGTGATAGCGGAGCATTTGAGAATGCCTGCGCCATTCCTGCAACATCCAGCGCATAACCTGGATGAAGTTGCACTGCCGGACCGTCGCACTGATTACCCCATACATCGAAGCCATGCGACGACTGGCGGGCAAATAGCTCAATGCGAGGTACATCACCCAGCAACTGCACCAGTTTTTCGCGGATAATGTCCGGCTTGCGCGAGTTTTCCATGCGCGGTGCCGTGACGTGCTGGCATATTGAAGCATCCATGCGGGCAGGAAGTTTGCCGCGCACCGCAAACAGACAGTCTTCACTGTTCGCCCTGGTCATGTGGCCCATACCGATCGCGCTGTTGCCTTTGTGCTTGTTCGTCTTGTGCCAGGTGAATCCCTTCATGGTCATCAGCTTGAATCCCCACGATTCGACCACCTTCAACGCCTCAACCGGCTGAGTCGGAACCCACCACATAGCCAGAAGGCAATCGTCGGCGGCAAGATCCCACACTGGCAGGCGGCAGATATCCAGCACGTTCATCACTGGGTATTTGAACCCGGCGCCGCGCTCGCCGTCGGCTGCTTTGTCGCGGTATACCCAAGGCGGATCTGCGTAGATAAGAGTGTATTTTCCGGTCATGCTGCACCGCCTTCCGACTTCTCAGCTTCTACAGCAAGAGACTCCAGCTTATCCATAAACATTGCGGACAGCATTGCGTATTCCGCGTCTGTGGCTGCTGGCATTGGAACAAATCGGATGCCGAAAGAGGCGAGCATATTTGCAGCCTCGAGGCACTTTCTTAAATCTGCTGGTGATGCTTTGTTCATGCTGTACCGCCTTCAATGCGCTTAAATTCGATTACCCAGACCCAAGGGTTATGTTTGAAGCTTTGCTCTGGATAAATGCTGTCCCACAACTGGCGGAACCACAGCCATTTATCCATGCGGCCGCCGAACGGAGACGGGTCAGCGGGATACCCTTCCTTTCCTGCCTCTTCATCGCTGACGCTGGCTAGCTTTTCCACGCGAACATCAGTTATCTCCAGCAGAATTCTGCTTGCCCAGCGCGGCATGTGGATTGATGGTGTCCAGCGATTAACTTTACATTTGGCACCGTCATCTGTGTCAGCCAGGTAAACAAGCCGAATGCCGCAATCACCGTAAGTCTCCCGCACCCAAATGCGATCGCCGACTGTCCCGAACGGACAATTGAAGATGCTGCTTTCACCGTAATGACCGTGCCACTGAAAACCATCCCCAACACTTCTAACAAGTGCTGGAGTTTCTGCGCAGTCGCCGGCAGGCTGGTTTTTCATGATGCGGCGCGTCTGCGTCTTGCGGCCGGATAAAATCGCGTTCACCATTTCAGCGTTAAAAATCATTCCGCGCTCTTTCATGCCGCCACCTTCTTACTGTTCATCAGCTCAGCAATGCGCTGAGCCTTTAATGGGTTTCTGATAACCTTTCTGCCTGGCACAATCCATCCGCAACGAAGAGATGAATAAACCAGCGTGATACTTCCGACGCTGATATTGTCGTGCGGGTTAGTCATACACCACCCCGCGACATCCGATCCCTGCATATTCGCCTCGGCGCAGGCCGTTACCTTTCGATATGCACTGATCGCGGCGTATCGCTATTCTGGCGCGTTCAACTTCACCGACTGCTGCATCCATGCACAGCAACCAGAGTCTGGCCGCAATGCGGTACTGGCCTTTCGATTCACGCTCAACTGCGCGTTTTTCTACCTCCATCGCTGCCGGGGTTACGGCGACTACTTTTGACGCCTGACGCTGAGACACATAGTTCAGGTGATACTTTTCAAGACGGGTTAATTTGCTCATCGGATCCAGCCTTCTCTGAAAATTACCGCCAGCAGATACAGCCAGGCGGAAACGGCGGTCAGGAATAAGTACCATCCTGACCATTTTTCCCAGTGCCTGATCAGCGCTGTCATGCGGCGTTACTTACTGGGCGGTAAACGCGCTGATCAACCGGCGGCTTTTTTCCGGTGAACTCTGCGGGGCTGGTGGCCTGACGTTCATCAAGCCAGTTCTCAACCTCTTCAGCGTTCCATGCACAACGCTTATCAGTGATCCAGAAACGCTGCGGGAACTCGCCATTGCGCTCCATGCGGTCAATGGTGCTCATAGATACCGGCACCACTGCCATCAGTTCCTTTTTGCCAAATGCTCTTTTCATCATTACCTATCTTGCATTTGCGACGCGCGCGGCGCCGCAGTGGTGGTTACATCGGTACTTCGTTCAGTTCGTCGCAGCGGATGGTGTAAACGTCGGTTGCTTTTGCCAGCAGGTCATCATCTCCTGCCAGTTTCTGAGCAACGTATTTGTACGCTTTGTCCAGGTCTGCCTGGGTGTTGTAGTTCATCGCCGCACCGGAAAATGCGTGCAGAATCTCTTCAGGACCGCGATCGTCTTTATGCTGCTGACGATCTTCCTGCTTCTGCTCAGGCTTTGAGTTGATCAGGCTGTTCATGCCTTGAGCCGTTGCCGCTGGTGGCGTGATGTCACGCTCAACACGCGGTGTTGTCTCCTGCAACTCGTCAGGGGTGTAAACGCCGAGCAGAACATCAGGGGCATGCAGGCGCGCCCAGCGCTTAACGCACAGATAAGCAAGCTGCTGACGTGGATCCTGTTCCCACAGTGGAGAGTTACGGACGCCGGCCTGAGCCATGCTGATGGTAAGTTCACGCGGCTCTGCTTCGCCTTTCAGGACTGCCGATACTGTTACAGTCAGTGATGGAGATTTGTCGCTCTTGCCATTCACCTTTGACCAGTCGCCATCCCAGCGGTAATTCAAGCGGGTTGAAAGCAGGTTTGAAGACGAAACGACGGCGTTAACCAGTTGTGCTTCATAGCCAAGAGTGCCGTTTACAACGTGCGTCTTCTGGGCCACAGCGAACGGGTTCATGCCCCACTGCGCCGCCTGCATGGTTACTGCCAGGCAGTCGGCAGGCTTTCCTGCCAGGTGCTGCGGAACGGTTGCTTTACTGTCTGCCATCAGGGTTGCGAAACGAACCAGACGATCCATACCCTCAGGGCTGAAGATTGCCGCAGCGGTCCCTACGGTAGCGCCTGGCTGTGATGTGATTGCAATATCGTTGCTCATACGTACATATCCTGTTTGCGTGCCCATTCAGGGCGTTTAATAATTTCCACGCCACCCCATTCATCGCTGATGCGGCATTCGTGATAGGTGTTCAGATCCCGGCGGAATAACTGGTGCCCGGCGTCAACGTCCGTTGCATCCAGCTCGAACACGCGGACGGGATATCGACCGCAGTCGATGGTTTCGCTCACAGCCAGGAAGAAGAATCCGTGTGGCTTCCCAGTTACTTTCAATGCGCCTTCTCTGTACATGGCGTCCTGCACGTGGTAGCGGAATTCCTCGATGTGACGTGCAAAGCGATCCATGTCTGCAACCTTTTTCACGTCGACGATCACGTTGTGCTCGTTCAGCCACTTATCCGGACGGATTCGGCACAGTTCGCCAGTCTCATCGTCATTCCAGTACATCGATGCTTCACAGTGGCCTGGTGCTTCCAGCATCCAGCGCGCCGCCGGATGAGCCATTGCGCTGTCGCGCATCAGTTTCAGCTTCCGGCCCTGTTCGGCATCCATCACCGTCATACCCATACCGGCAACGTCTTTCAGGAATGCGGCTTCATCCGCTTTTCCTTGATTGGTGCGACGGTTAAATTCCGGCGCTACGATGAAACGTTTATCGAATTCCTCCGGCTCAAGCAGCAGGCAGTGCAGAGCAGTACCCATGTCCAGTGCGGATTTCTTCTCTTCATCTTCCGGAGCAGCCTTTACCCATTTCAGAAGGGCGGGGTTCTTGGCCACCATATCCAGTTGTGACTTACTCACGCCGTCACCGGCGTGGTAGTCCTCGTTGCTGATGTCGAAATAGATGCCGGTATTCATGCCGCATTCCTTTTGCTGTCGATCTGGTCAGCCAGATCAAGGCGGGCGATGACGCCAGTTAATTCACGTTTGAATGACGACATCAGCTCTTCGAAATCATCGCTTTCAAATGCCGCCTCGAGAACTTCATAACGAACACCGGCACGGAGAATGGCGCGTTTGAATGACTCTTCCATTTCGCAACCAGCAACTGCTTCGATCAGCTCAACGTGGCGGTCGTACAGTTCAGATGACAGCTGGTAGTCATTACTGAACTGAGTTGCTATTTTTTTCAGGTTATTGAATTGCTGAATGTGCATAGCCACCTCAGTAGTTGATGGTTGTTGCCGGAATTTTCCCGCGAGCGATAGCGACTACGCAGGCTTTGGCCCAGTCTTCTGGAATGCCCTGATCGATAAGAGACTGAACGGCAGCAGCATTAATTGCCCGACGGTGCTCCACATCAGCAGCGCGTGCTGCAGCTTCATCAGCGATTCGCTTCTCTTCAGCCAGGCGAGCAGCCTCTTTTGCTTCGGCTTCGTGCTTAATGCGATCTGCTTCTTCCTGTGCTTTGCGTTGTTCGGCTGCGATAGCTTCCTGCTTTTCGCGCTCGGCACGATCAGCGGCTTCCTTCTTCTCTGCTTCAGCTTTTTGCTCTGCGGCAATACGGTCACGCTCTGCTTGCTCAGCCTTGAACTTTAATTCAGCCTCGCGACGTGCTGATTCAGCACGTTCTCGCTCGATCTTCTCTTCAGCTTCACGCTTGGCCTTTTCTTCTGCCTGGCGCTTCAACTCTTCTTCATGAGCAATGCGCTGGCGCTCGACTTCCGCTTTCTTCTCTGCCACTTCACGGTCGAATGCGTCATTCATAAGCAGGGCCATCTCGTGGTCCGCTTCGAACTTGGCCGCCAGCTCCTGGTCGAACTTAATGTTCATCTCCAGCGCTTCGACGTGCATCGCGTTCATGGCTTCTTCTGCCTTGATGCGTTCCTGTTCTGCTTCCCATTCGGTAAGCGGGCGGCGAACCTCATCGCGCATCTCATCGCAGGCCGATACAAATCGACGAAGTTCAGCCTCAGCAGGTTTGACGACTTCTTTCAGATGACGAAGGTAATCGCGACCAGGCTTTTCAACTGCTGTTTTACTGCGTGAAACCTGCGCTGCCAGAGATGCAATGCGGGCACGACCTTTGGCAGTACTCAGGTCAGGAACTTCCTTAACGCTTTCGCGGATCTGTTCGAGGAATTTTTCCAGACCGTTTTCTACGTAAATGCTTGGCGCCATGTCCGGCGCAATTTCGATAATTGCTAATTCGCTCACTTGCTCACCCCCATATCCATTTCCGTTTTTACCGCCAGCTTGCTGACGAATACCCAGTTCATTGCTTCACCCAGCGTGCGAAACTTCCAGCTCATCAGCCCGCAAGCTGTAACGCAGTACCAACCGTTGATGATTTTCCACTGCATACAAACCTCGCTATTACCGTTTTGGTAATACTTGTAGATACAGGAAAGCCACGAAGTGGTGGTTTCTGCCTGAGCAATGCGCTCTTGTATTACCTTTTGGGTAATAATCAGATCAAAAAGTGATTGTGTCAATAGGTATGACGAGAAAAAATTACCATTTTGGTAATTGAGTGAGGCGTGAGCCTACCGCCATTGGGCAGGTAAAGCGTCAGAATGGCGGGGGATTACTTGCTTTTGTTCTGCTCAAACACGAAGTTGATGAATGAGGTGATCTTGTTTTTCTCTTCCTGTGGCAGAGCTGCATACATCAGGTGGTCATAGTCGATAACACCAGGGGCGCCGACGGGAATAATCATCTCGTATGCTTCATGCCCGAACGCACGCGCAAGGGAGGAAAGAACGCCGATGGTTGTGCTGACTTCCGCTTTCATAATCCGGTTAACGGTGGCCGGGCCAATGCCAGCTGCAACAGCAACTTTCTTTTCGGATGTCATTTCACTGTTCTTTCTCATCCAGGCATTGAGCGTGGCTGCAGCCTGTTTCTCTACAGTCCATTCGCCATCATCAGTGGCCGGAATAAAGATATCATCCTGTACTGCGTCCAGTTCGTGATCAACATCGAGCCAGAACTTTTCTTTGCGGGCTGCTTCTTCGATGATACGCGCGGCATTCGGTCCGATATTTTTGATACCAGTACACCACCTGTTTACCAGGTTCTGCGAACGCCTCACCCGTTCTGCAAAGCGTAACTGGGTGTCATCGAAATCCCTGCGAATGATTTCGTTAAGGTTTTTGCGTCTTATGTCATAAATACTTTTCATAGCTATTGTATTTGCCCATTTATTATTACCTAACCTTCTAAATTTAAATGAATATTACCATAAAGGTAAAGTTACCATAATGGTAATAATCATTGATTTTTTCACCAGAAAGGTAATAATTCAGATATGAATAGACAGGCTGAGATAAGCAAAATATGAGTGACGAAAAAAAATTTGATTTCAAAAAGCACTGGCTGGGGCTGTCTCCTGATGAGCGTGAAGAGTTTGCAGCAGAAGCCGGAACCACCAGTCATTACATCCAGACTCACCTGACAGGGCGCCGTAAAATGCCGGGTAAGCGTCTGATGGAAGGTCTTTTTAAAGCGTGCCGCTCCCGCGAATGGACAAGGTCTAAACCTGAATTAGTGCTCTTCTTCTACGACAGATAATCCCTCTGAACCCATCAATGCCGTCATCACCTGGCGGCTCCTTCCTGCATAAAACACCTTTCTGGTAATAAAAAACCATATACGGTTGATCTTTTTTCGTCTTAGTGCAAAATTACCAAAGATAAATAACAAAGAGGTAATCCGATGAAGCGAATCACCCAGCGTGAGGCTCTAGATTTGGGCCTTACTCGCTTCTACACCGGGAAGAAATGCATCCACGGTCATGATAGCGAGCGCTACACCCTGAGCGGGGAGTGTGTGCAGTGCAATAACGAACGGGCACGCCGACAGGCAAAGCTTCGTTCCGAAAAAATGAAGGCAGCCAGAATGGCAAGAGAGGCAGCATGATCCCAGCAGCCTACTACAACGAAATTGACCAATTTGCAGCTCAATGGCTGCGTAACCTGATCGCCGGCGGCCACATTGCACCTGGTGAAGTTGATGAACGGAGTATTGAAGATGTCACACCTGACGACCTTAGAGGATTTACCCAATGCCACTTTTTTGCCGGAATTGGCGTCTGGTCGCATTCCCTGCGTCTCGCTGGCTGGCCCGACGATAAGCCAGTCTGGACTGGTTCCTGCCCGTGCCAGCCTTTCAGCGCGGCAGGCAAAGGAAATGGGTTTGATGACGAGCGGCATCTATGGCCTGCTTTCTTCCACCTCATCAGCGAGTGCAGACCTCAGCACATCTTTGGCGAACAGGTTGCAAGCGGTAACGCAAATACATGGTTCGACCTTGTACAAGCTGACCTGGAAGGAATGGGATACGCATTCGGGCTTGTGCCGTTTGCGGCAGCGGGCGTCGGTGCGCCGCACATCAGAGAGCGGGCCTGCTGGGTGGCCCACTCCTGTAGCGAATACGAATCCGCAGCCGGAAACGAAACGGGGATTGCAGCATGTCTCCGGAGCTGCGCGATTGACGGGATGGCCAACTCCGCAGGTGAGCAATATTACCAACGCAACGACAGTTCAGATGAGCGGGGATGGTCGAGCAACTCCGAACAAAATCGGATGGGCGGCGGCTTTAGCGGGATGGGTTACACCAACAACTCGCGACTGGAAAGACACGTCGGGAATGACAGCGCAGCGGGATGGGAAAGAACGGCTGGATCAGTTACCTCGGCAGGCTTACACAGCAGGCCCCTTGAGGTTAACGGTTTTTGGCGAGATGCGGACTGGCTATTTTGTCGAGATGGGCAATGGCGTCCAGTTGAACCCGGCACATTCCCGCTGGTTGATGGGGCTGCCGCGCGCCTGGGACGAGTCGAGCCCGGGGTGGCAAGAGTGGCAAGCAGCAACCGCGTCGGCAGACTCAAAGGCTACGGTAACGCCATAAACGCACAGGCTGCGGCTGAATTCATTCGTGCTTACATGGGGGTTAGCTATGGCCGGTGACTGGATAAAAATGCGTGCCGACCTGCACACGCATCCTAAAGTTGTCCGCATGGCGTCCGCATTGAAAGCGGACAGATTGCGGATAGTTGGCGGACTACATTCCGCATGGTGTCTTTTTGATGTCCACTCTGTTGACGGTTTTCTTGACGGATACAGTGCGGAGACTCTAGACGACCTGATCGGCTTCCCCGGGTTTGCGCGTGCAATGATGGCTGTAGGATGGCTTGAAGAAGACGGTGAAAGCCTAGTAATGCCGCGCTTTGAAGCCCATAACGGACAGTCTGCCAAGCGTCGTGCACAGGACGCAGACAGGAAGAGAAACGTCCGCAAAGCGTCCGCATCTGAAGCGGACAAAAAGCGGACCAGAGAAGAGAAGAGAAGAGAAGATCTAAAAGATAAAACCCCACACATAGGCGACGAGAAAAATCAGCCTGTGGATAACTCAGGAGGTGAAGAGCCAGATCCACATGCAACAAATTTTGTTATTGATGGACAACCAACATGGCAGTACAGCTCGCTAATGCCGAGAGCAAGTGCAGGGAGCTGGCGGCGGAGAATGCGTGGCTTAAAAATCCAGATAACTGGTTGTCACAGAGTGACTACGGTTACGAGGCATCTGAGGTTGCCACTCAAAATGGAGCAACTGAAGATGAATCACTGATGGCCGGGATGATCGCAATTATTAATCGAATCGGAACCCCAGCCACCGACGCTTTCCTGGCTGAAGTGCGGGCGCAGGAATCAGCGCCATTAGTCCGAGCTTTAACGGTTATCGCTAACTCCGAACAGCATGATGGTGAAACAGTAGTGTGTGATTTTGACACGCTAATCTCTGTTGCTGCCGGAGCGCTTAGTGAACACTACGCAGCCCAACTTCGCAAAGGAGCCGCGCTATGAGCATTGATTATTTCGAAGTGGAAGAATTACTGAGTGCCATTTACGGAATCACCGACGAACAGCGCAATGACGGTTTTGATTTTGATGAGCTTCTCTATGAGAAATTCGAAATCGGCTTTGACGAATTCATGAAGGTAATTGGCATCTTACTTCCCCTAACTCCTCTGGTTGAGTCAGCGATAACTGGCAAGAAGTATCACGCATTTATCAAAGATGGCTTAGCGCTCGTTAAGCAGGAGGCAGCCCAATGACAGCACTCAACAAACAGGCGCTGCGTGAAGCGGCGGAGAAAGCCACCCCAGGTCGAGTCGGTGACCGTATCGACGGAAGCTGTAGCATCAAATACGAATGCCATGGTTACGATGGGTCTTTGGTATTACGTACCGACCATAAAAACATGGAGTACGGATTCATTGGTGATAACGGTAATGCCGATGAGCTTTTCTTCAGGTTGTGTGTGCCTGATGTGGTGCTGGCGCTGCTGGATGAGCTGGAAGCCGCAGAGAAGCGGATTGAAGAGGGAATTTGCCGAGCTAATCGTGAGCATCATCGCGGCTTCATGATGGCCTGTAACCACCTGAAAGAGCATGCAAACATCCACTACGCAGACGCTGCCGAGATGGAAATTTCTGCACTTCGCCAGTGGATTAATGAACTGGAGGCTCGGACGGTGACCATGCCGCCAAAAGAGCATGATAACGGCACTGATTCGCAAATTGATATTAAAGCCGGATTCGCGAATCGAATGTGGCAGAAGTGCGCCGACGCAATCCGCGCTGCCGGCATTGGCGTGAAGGGGGAGTGATATGGAAAACGTTAACTTTGTAGTGCAACTACTGAAGAGTGACGAATGCGTAACGCTCATGGCCCACGCAGAAGTCAGTAAAGATGAACTTATCGACGAAGCGATTCGCCAAGGTGAGATTGAAGAAGATGACCGCGAACGCTTCAATAAGGCTGAGTTTTGCGCCAATAAGTGGATGAAGGCAGTTCCGCGCGAAGGATATTCAACTTATTACTACGAATCACGTGAAGGTGTTCGCGGCGCATTCAAAGCAACCTGTCTACAGTATCTCTGGTGAGGACTAACCCATGACAACTAACCACCCGGCGAACGGTCCTATATCCCTCGATCGCCTGCACCAGATAAGCGAAATACTCAGCAAAGCAGCAGCACAAAGCGACGGCGGTAATCTCGGCTACGCAATAGCTGATGCTGTGAAGGTGATTGATGAAGTGCTGGAAATACCTGAAACGCTGCCATGCCCCGTATTTCTTGAGCCAGGACTTAAGTTTGGTAAAGGTGTGCCGACTCGGTTTGTGTTCGGTGCGTTGCGCCGCCGCGCTGACTACTACGCCGAACTGGAAGCTATGACTCCGGAACAGCAAGCAGAGCACGATGCAGGGATAGCAGAGTTTAAAGCGATGATTGGTACCAGCAAGCGCGACAGTTTTAAAATGCTGGAGGAATTGCTATCTGCAATGGAGGAAGTGCTGCGCATTTCCGACCGAGATCACGAGGCATGGCATAAGGCAAGAAATGGTATCGCGTCCTGCCGCGCCGCCATGCTTCAGGCTAATTACCGAGACTTGTCGCAACCAGTAGACCCGCAAGTAGCAGAGTACGAGGAAATGATGAATCAGTCTGGCAACTCTCCGGTAACTCCGGATGGTTGGATTACGGTAAGCGAAAGGATGCCTGAAGGCATGAAAACTGTAATCACATCCAATGGTTTCGATATTGGACAAGGTTGGTGGGATGGAGAATGCTGGAAGTCATTTGACTGTCATGATGTCGTTCCCGGAAAGGTAACCCACTGGATGCCGCTGCCAGCAGCACCTAATGGTGAGTCACAATGAAAATAACAAAATTCGGAACAGTTTTTGTTGATGAGGATGGTGACATTGTCATTAAAAACTTCAATTTAGAAACTGAAAGTGACGATGAAATGTTTGATAAAGAAGTCCATGCGCTAAATGCCATCATCAAATTCATGGTGGACAAAAGGAATTTAAGCGGAGGAAAAGAGACATCTACTGACATTGACTCTGATTTTATTGTGCTTAGAGCAATTGAAAAAGCGAGGCTGTCAAAATGATATGGTGTCAATGTGCAGAATGCGGAAGACAGTCTTCTTATGAAAAGATTCTTATGGTGGCTTGTAAATACTGTCAATCAAACAATCTTGAAAAGCTTGTAATTGGTAACAGGAAACCAGATTGGTTTAAAGATGACGATATAAATACGTCCGGCGTTGAAGCACTGCAGCAGGAGGTGAAGTGATGCCACCAGTCAAAGTGGTAGTTATTACGTTGGCTATGTGCGCTATCTGCCAGTTGATTGCTGTCTCTGGAATGGGGATTTGGTGATGGCTAAATCCGAAGCAGAACGCAAAGCGGCGCAGCGGGCCCGCCTGGCTGAGGCAGGTAACCGCAAACTGGAATTGCAACTCGACGAGCAGGAACTGGAAATGCTGGCGCGTAACTGCGCCGCCCGTCGCCCTGGTCGTGCGCCGTATGATATGAGCGAGTACATCGCATTGCTTATCCGCCAGGACGATGCGCGAGTGCGTGGGCGCATCAAGTCAATCAGTGCGAACCGCTGCGGGAAGTGCGGAGATGCGCTGCCGGTTAAGTCGTGTCCGTGCGACGGGGATTCGGCATGCTGGGTTACGCGTGGCTGGCATGAAACTAAATTATCAGTGTGACATGTCACGATATCGACAATAAATTGCAATGGCCGCCGACTATGGCGGCTTTGTTTTGCGTGTTACTATTACCAAAACGGTAATTATTACTTCGGTGGTAACAATGCCCGCAGAACCAAAAGCACCAAAACGCAAATCAACGCAGTACAAGCCACTAACAGCGATGCAGGAGGCTTATGCTCAGGAATATACCAAATGCCCTGAGAATCAGACGCAGGCGGCGATTAACGCAGGATTCTCGCCTAATACGGCAGCAGTCAAAGCCAGCGTCATGATGCGTGATGAGCGCATCCAGAAACGGATCGCCGAGTTGATGGAGGAACGCAACAAGCGCCTGCGCGTCAGTGCTGATTACGTGTTGCTTCGCCTGGTGGAAATAGACCAGATGGATGTGATAGACATCCTGAACGATGACGGCACCCTGAAGCCAATCCGCGAGTGGCCAAAGATATGGCGTACCACGCTGAGTGGTTTCGACCTGTCATCGACCATCATGAATATGGATGAGACATCAATCGAGACGATCCTCAAAAAAATCAAATGGCCTGACAAGGTGAAGAACCTCGAGTTAATAGGTAAGCACGTCGACGTCAACGCGTTCAAAGAGCGCCTGGAGGTTTCCGGTACCGTCACGATTGCCGACCGAATGGCGAAGGCCCGCCGCCGCGTCAAAGAGCAGGCTGGTGGTGAAGAATGACAGCCTCAGCCATGTCTCCGGAAGAGCAGCTCGTCGAGGATATCGCATCGTTCACGTATGACCCGTTGGGCTATTCGCTGTATGCGTTCCCGTGGGGCGAAGAGGGAACAGAACTGGCGCACGCCACCGGGCCCCGCAAATGGCAGGCCGACGCATTTCGCGAGATACGAGACCACCTACAGAATCCTGCTACCCGTCACCAGCCACTAATGCTGGCACGCGCATCCGGTCACGGCATCGGTAAATCTGCGTTCATCTCGATGCTGATTAACTGGGGCATGTCCACCTGCGAGGATTGCAAGGTGGTGGTGACCGCCAACACCGACAACCAGCTGCGCACCAAAACATGGCCGGAAATCATCAAATGGTCGAACCTGGCTATCACGAAAGAGTGGTTTACCTGCACCGCCACAGCGATGTACAGCAACGATCCCGGTCACGACAAACGCTGGCGCGCTGACGCCATTCCGTGGTCTGAACACAACACAGAAGCATTCGCAGGGCTGCACAACGAGCGTAAGCGCATCATCGTGGTATTCGACGAAGCATCCAACATTGCCGATCTGGTGTGGGAAGTAGCAGAAGGCGCGCTGACGGACGAAGACACCGAAATCATCTGGGTGGCGTTCGGGAACCCGACGCGTAACACCGGGCGATTCCGCGAGTGCTTCCGCAAATACAAGCATCGCTGGAAGTGCGCGCAGATCGACAGCCGCACCGTCGAAGGCACCAACAAGCAGCAACTGCAGAAATGGGTGGACGACTACGGCGAGGACAGCGACTTTGTGAAGGTCCGTGTGCGCGGGATCTTCCCTGACGCCTCAGAACTGCAATTTATCCCTACCGGGCTGACAGACGAGGCGATGAAGCGCGTGGTAACAGCGGCGCAGGTGGCACATGCACCGGTGATTATCGGCGTCGACCCGGCTTATTCCGGCGTGGATGATGCGGTGATATACCTTCGGCAAGGGCTGCACAGCAAAGTGCTCTGGACCGGAAACAAGACAACCGATGATCTGATTATGGCGAAGCGCATAGCCGACTTTGAAGACCAGTACCAGGCTGATGCTGTATTTATCGACTTCGGTTACGGAACCGGTCTGAAGTCTATCGGTGATGGCTGGGGGCGTTCTTGGCAACTGATACCGTTTGGCGGCGGATCCACAGATCCGCAGATGCTCAATAAGCGCGGCGAGATGTTCAACAGCTGCAAAACGTGGCTGAAAATTGGTGGTGCACTGGATGACCAGGAAACGGCTGACGACCTGTCGGCTGCTGAGTACAAAGTCAGGGTGGATGGAAAGATCGTCATTGAGCCTAAGGAAGATATCAAAGAGCGTTTGGGACGCTCATCCGGCATACCCGCCGAAAGAGCTGCGCCGCTACGCGCATGACAACTGGCAAATCGTCGATGTCACCACCAAAAACGGCCCGTTCGAAGATATCAACGTTGATCAGTCCATCAAAGTGTATGCCAGCGCCAGCACCGGCACCGTCACGCTGACGGCAAACGCCTCTATTTTTGGTGCCGAGCAGGTGGGGAAGCTCTTCTATCTTGAACAGCCTGCCGTTGATTCTGTTCCAGTATGGGAGACCGGCAAGACGACAGTTATCAATGATATTCGCCGTGCTGACAGCAACTACTACCGGGCGAATACTGCAGGAAAGACAGGAACTCTCAGGCCTTCTCATACTGAAGGTATGTCGTGGGATGGCTGGGGCGGTACGGGTTCAGATGATACCGGAATCCAGTGGGAATACCTGCACAGCGGTTTCGGAATTGCCAGAATCACAGCAGTGGATGGTGATGGTCTGACCGCAACTGCCGATGTGGTTTCGTTCATTCCATCTCAGGTTGTTGGATCCGCTAACGCCAGTTATAAGTGGGCGAAATATGCGTGGAACAGCGTTAACGGTTACCCTAGTACCGTTGTTTACTACCAGCAGCGCCTGTACTTTGCCGCGTCTTCTGCGTATCCGCAAACCATCTGGGCAAGCCGAACCGGAGATTATAAAGACTTCGGCAAGAACAACCCGATTCAGGATGACGATCGCATCATCTACACCTACGCCGGGCGTCAGGTGAATGAGATCCGCCACCTTATTGATGTTGGTAACCTGGTCGCTCTGACATCTGGGGGGGAATATACGATATCCGGGGACCAGAATAAGGTCCTCACGCCATCGGCGTTCTCGTTCAGCTCTCAGGGGAATAACGGATCAAGTAACGTGCCACCTATCGCTGTGGCTAACATCGCATTGTTCATCCAGGAGAAAGGCAGTGTTGTGCGTGATCTGGCCTACTCTTTCGATGTCGACGGGTATCAGGGAACCGACCTGACCATACTGGCCAACCACCTTTTCCAGAAGCATAGCATTGTCGACTGGTCATTCTGCATTGTGCCGTACAGCAGCGCTTTCTGCATTCGTGATGACGGCAAATTGCTGGTGCTCACCTATCTGCGCGATCAGCAGGTTTTCGCCTGGGCACCGCAGTCCAGTACTGGTAAATACGAAAGCACCTGCTCAATCAGTGAAGGCAGCGAGGATGCTGTTTACTTCGTGGTTAACCGTACTATTAACGGACAGACAAAACGTTACATAGAACGCCTGTCAAGTCGTCTGTTCACCAACGATGAAGATGCGTTCTTTGTAGACTGCGGACTGAGTTACGACGGGCGCAATACATCATCACGCACAATGACCATCAGCGGTGGCACAGGTGACTGGAGCTATCAGGTTGATTACCCGGTTACAGTAAGCGGTGGTGCGTATTTCGTTAATACTGATGTAGGTGCTCAGATTCAGTTCCCATATACCGGTACAGATCCAGACACCAACGAACCGGTGGCTAAAGAGCTGCGCGGCGACATTATTTCAGTGACCAGCAATACTGCGGTTGTCGTGCGCTTCAACCGTAACGTTCCTCCTGTGCTTCGCAATGTGGCCACAACTAACTGGCAGATGGCGCGCCAGACGTTCGGTGGCTTATCGCACCTCGAAGGTCAGACAGTAAACATCCTGTCAGATGCCAGCGTTGAGCCTCAGAAGATTGTCACTGGTGGTTCAGTCACGCTGGAGTCACCAGGTGCAGTTGTGCATATCGGACTTCCTATCACTGCTGAATTCGAAACTCTGGACATCAATATCAACGGGCAGGAAACGCTGCTGGATAAAAAGCAGGTCATTCCTACTGTCACGATGGTGGTCAACGCGAGCCGTGGAATCTGGGCAACAACGCCTGGCGGAACATGGTATGAGTATCCGCAGCGTGAATTTGAGTTCTACGACGATCCTGTTGATGACGCTACCGGCAAGGTTGAAGTGAAACTCGACAGCAACTGGGATAAAAACGGACGCGTTAAGGTTCGCCAGCTTGACCCACTTCCGCTTTCTGTTCTTGCTGTATTGCCTCGCCTTCCCGTCGGAGGATTCTGATGATTAAAGCTCAGATCGTACCCGCTACAGCAGAGCATATCGAAGCCATTATTCCGCTTGTTCGCCAGGCTGATATCGATGAATTTATGGCAACCAACGGTTGGAGTCCGCGCCGCGTGCTGGAGACCGGTCTGCGCACGTCAACATTCTGCTGCGCCGGGTTGATTAACGGCGAAGTGGTGACTGTCTTTGGCGTAGCGCCAGCATCGATGATCGGCGGTAGTGGCATCCCATGGCTGGTTGGCACTGACGCGCTGGAGAAATACCAGCGTACCTTCCTGCGCCGGTGCGGAAAAGTGGTCAATGCAATGCTGACCGTTTACCCGTATCTTGAAAATTATGTTGATGCACGCAACCACACAGCGCGCATCTGGCTTCACTGGCTTGGGTTCACCATCGATGAACCACAGCCATACGGCATTAAAAACCTACCGTTTCACCGTTTCCACATGGAGAGAAAATAATGTGCAGCCCGGCTATCGCTCTCGCTGGCGCCAGTGTCGCATTAAGTGGCGTTTCAGCATACAACCAGTACCAGCAAGGTAAGTATTCGTCTGCTGTTGCCGAGCAAAATGCAGAAGTGGCCACGGCACAGGCACAGGATTCTATCAACCGTGGCAACGCTCAGGCTGATGAGGTTCGTCGTCGTAACCGTCAGGCTGCTGGCACCCAGGCGGCAACAATGGGCGCAACTGGTGCTGATCTCTCCACTGGTGGCGCATTGGATATCTTCGGTTACACGGCTCAGTTCGGCGCGCTTGATGCTCTTACTACCGTGAATAACGCACAGCGTGAAGCGTATGGCTATCAGGTTCAGGCTGAAAACTACAAAGCTCAGGCCAGCTCAGCACGCAAGCAGGGGAATATGGGCGCATTTACCACACTGCTGACTGCTCCACTTCAGGCATACGGTGCTTACCAGATGGGCGGCGGAACGTGGTCACCATTCACTCAAAGCAAAGCGGCTCCGATTAGCGCTGCTATCGGCACACCAACCGGTCGATAAGGAGAATTCGAAATGCCAACAGTACCAACTGTCACCGGTCGCCAGGTAGAAAGCAGAGGATTTCAGTCACCAGGTTTTCAGGCTTTCGAACAGCCAAACATTGGTGATGCGCTGACGCAGGTAGGGCCAAAGGCCATGGATGTTTTTGCTCAGGCAAAACAGCGCACTGATGTTGCTCAGGCACAGGATGCATCATTGCAACTCAGTCAGGTATCCAGTGACTTGCTGACTAACCCGGATACCGGCCTGCTCAACATGCAGGGCAAGAACGCCCTTGGCAAGGGACAGGTTTATACCCAGCAATTCGATGCTCAGGCAGAGCAGATCGCGATGACATTGCCGGAAGGTGCCCGGGCTGGTTTTATGCAGCAGGCTCAGCAGCAGCGCATTCAGTTCACCACCCAGGCTGGCAGGCATGAGATAAGCCAACTCAATGCCTATGAAGAAGGTCAGTTCCAGGCGACTCTGGCGAATAACGGTAAACTGGCTGCTGCCGCCTATGGTGATAATGCCAATTATGTTCTCTACAACCAGCAAACTTTCCAGCAGATCGAAGATTATGGCGCCGCTCATGGCTGGAGTTCTGAACAGATTCAGGCCAAAAAGATTGAGTTTAAAGAGAAGGTCGCCGATGCTTCCCTTTCTCAGTGGTCGGCAAATAATTCGATCGAGTTCATCCAGAGCAATGGCGAGTTAAGCGATACGGTTACTGGTTCCCGCCGTGCAGTATCAGAAGGTGGTTCTGGTGATAGCTCCCGTGGTATTCGCAACAATAACCCAGGAAACCTCGAATACAGCAAAACCAATCCGTGGGTAGGCCAGACCGGTGATGATGGTCGATTTGCCAAATTCGAAACGCCAGAGCACGGCATTCGGGCGCTTGGTCGCAACTTGCTGTCATACCAGAGACAGGGCATTGATACTGTAAACGACATCATTAATCGCTGGGCACCGCCTTCTGACAATAACAACACCGAAGCATACATTCAGGCAGTATGTGCTCAACTCGGCGTGACTCCTGACCAACCGCTTGACGCATCAAACCCTGATACGCTAAAGGCTTTGTGTGCCTCCATTATCCAACATGAGAACGGCAGTCAACCGTACAGTGATCAGCAACTTGCTACCGGTGTTAGCGCGGCTATCGGTCTGTCACAACTGCCTACCAGCACCAAACGCTACACAGGCAACGCGGCATTTGACGCTGCATCTCCGGAGGCCCAGGCGACATTCCTTCGTCAGGCTGACCAGATCCGTAAGCAGCAGCAGGCGGAATATCGCACTAATATCGACAGTCGTGTGCGTGATGCCAGCGCAGCATACATGCGCGGCGTTGACTTCCCTGATGCTCCTACGCAGAACGACTTCCTCGCCGCCTACGGCGTGCGGGAGGGAAATCTACGCTATACCGAGTTTCGCAACACGCAGATCGCCGGGCAGTACATCGGATCGTTTCGCAACATGCCGACCAGCAGCATTCAGGCGGCAGTAGAAAACCTGAAGCCAGATACCGGTGAAACTGGTGAAGGATATGCAGCACGCGCCCAAACCTATGACGCCGTTGTCTCTGCGGCAAGTACTGTCCTCGCGCAACGTAAAGCAGACCCAATTCAGTTTTCACTTTCTTCCGGGCAAACAAAGCCTATCGATATGACCAACCAGAACAATTTCAGCCAGACGATTGCCCTTCGGGCTTCTCAGGCTGTAGATCTGGCTAAGTCATACGGTACGCCGCTGACGTTCTTTTCCAAAGAAGAGGCGAATCAGATCGGGGCTTTCTTCCGCGATGCACCAGTTTCTCAGCAGTCTGCATACCTCGACACCATTCGGCAGAGTACTGGCGGTGGTCAGGTATATATGTCGGCGCTTCAGCAGATCAGCACCAATGCTCCATCGGCAGCTGTCGCCGGGATCCTTATGGATAAGCCTGGCGGTGTTGTGGCTGAGAAAAACTGGTTTAACCCTGATGTTTCTGTATCACCTGAATCGGCAGCACAAACCATCCTTTCTGGTGCTGCAGCTCGCAAAGGTACAGATGATGTGAAAGGCATACCAATGCCGAAAGATAACGATCTTCGTCTTGAGTTCTCTGACATGGTGAAGGATGCGTTTGCCGGTGACGCGCATGGCGCATCAATGGCCTACGAAATAGCCAAGGACTATTACGCTGGCGTGATGGCGAAGAAGGGCGTTGTATCAGGTGAGATTGACAGTGACACATGGAAGCAGGCTGTTAACGTAGCTACTGGCGGCGTACATGACTATAACGGCATGGGAAGCGTGCTGTTACCGTGGGGTATGTCTGCCGAGCAATTTGATAAACAAGTTGATCAGGCCTGGAAAACACAGGTGACTGATGCAGGAATAAAAGCCCCACCAGGGCAGTATGGGCTGCAAAGCTATGGAGATAGCCAGTATCTGGTGAAGCTCGGAACCGGGTATTTGCTGAAAGATGATGGAACTCCTGTCGTTATCGATCTCACACAACAGCGCCAGAGGTTCTCAGGGGGGATCCCGCAATGAGTTACTTTGGTCTCAACGCAGTTAACCAGAATCAGCAACTGGATGAAGCGGCATCTAACCCAGCAGGGTTTAATACCGATGTCGGTTTCTTCGATAACTCAGGTACTGCTGCTGTTTCTGGCCTGTACTCTGGACTGGTTGCCAAACCAGACCAACTTCTTTGGGCTGGAATGGATAAGATCGTTTCACCCATCGCTAAGTTTGTTAACGAAAACACTTCCATCAATGATACATCGGCTGAATACATCGGCGAACAGCGAAAACTCGCAGAGCAGCAAGTTAAGCGCCTGACTCCTGACGCCGCCACAACAGGAACTGCTGGTCAGGTACTGAATGGTCTGTTCGATATGGGCGGGCAGGCTGTCGTTGGTACGCTGCTGGCCGGTCCAGCCGGTGGTGCTGCTGCCGTCACTGCACTGCAGGGCTTCTCTGAGTTTGAGAAATTGACTGCTCAGGGCGTAGATTTCAGGACCGCTCAGGAAGCTGGTCTGGTGCAGGGTGTCACTGCTGGCGCTGGCACATTGATCCCTATGAGTTTGGGTTTACGTGCCGGTGGGGCGCTGGCAGAAAGTGTTGGCGCACAACTGGCGAGGACAGGTGAAAGTGCAGTACGTAATGCTGCTGCTACTGCTGTTCGCGCAGCTCCAGATATTGCATACGCAGCCGGAACTAACATTGCCTTTGGCATGGCCCAGCGCGGTCTGACTGCAAAGACGCTGCGTGATGGTGGTTATAACGAAATGGCGGCTCAGTACGATGTGTTTGATCGCCAGTCTATCGCCATCGATGCGGTTCTTGGTGTGGCATTTGGTGGTGTTGGCCGGTTCCTTAATGCCCGCGGTGAAACTGCTTCAACTCCTGAATTTTCCCCAGCGGAGGTGGATGCAGCGCTGGCAGCAAATGCCTCACATCACGCTGAGATTGATGTTGCTCCTGGTGTTCCGGTTAATGTTCTGTCACGTGATGCGCATATACAGGCGCTACAGAAAGCAATGAACGATGTAAGCCAGGGTCGTGCAGTTGATGTGGCCAGCATTGCCGAACCAGCATCATTTAGCGACATTCCTGGGAGGAGAAACCTTATTTCTCAGGCCATAGATGAAACCCTGTATCGCTCTGAAGAAGGAAGCACTCAGATAGCTGTTGATACCAGAGCGCTGGAACAGCAAGCGGCTCAGGCTTTAGACGTTGAGCAGGTTAATCAGTTGCAGACTGATATCGCTGGCATCGAGAGATCCATTGAAACACTCAACCAGGAACGCTCCGGAGTCCTGAACGAACAACCTTCAGGCAGCGGACGTGAATTATCACGTTCACGTGCAGCTCGTCAGGAAAGGCTGCGTGATATTGACCAGCGTATCAATGACGAGTCGGTCAGACTACAGACGGCAAAGGATAATCTGGCGGCGAATGTTGAGGGAGGGGTTAACTTTGAAGCGCGGGCTGAATTAGCCAGACGCCAGCAGGCAGAAAGCGATCTTAATGCACAGGCCATGTCATTCTATAAAACAGCAGAAGTGCGGACTCCTGACGAGGCTGCACCTTTTGAACCAGGTGCCATATTACAGCAGGCAGAACAAAGACCAACAGCGGAGCAGGCCGGAGATATGGATCTACGTATCGCTGAAGACTCGCTTGTTGAGTCACCTGACATGATGATCACCATTCTCGATGATGACGGAAACCCACAGTCGCGCAGCGCTCGGGAAGTGCTGGACGAAGTGAGCAGAGAGAATGAGCAGGCAGTACAGGATTCCAGCCTTTTTGACGTGGCTGTAGCGTGTTTCTTGAGAGGATAATTGAATGAGACAGGAATGTATTCAGGCCGTGCAACAGGCAGCACAGCGTACTCTTACAGCCCGAGAAATACAGAATATCGAAGACCGCATTTACCGCAATATGCGATCTATTGCCCGTGACGATCCGATGTCATGGCGTCAACTTAACGACGCTGAACGCCTGCGCCGAGCCGGGCAACTGGCGGCTGAAGAGTTGCAGCGAGAAGCGGCACTGAAAAAACGCCGTGTCGCGCTTACCATCGCAGCGCGTCAGCGCCTTGACAACTTCATTAACAGTTATCAGGGTGCTGACGGAAAGCTAGGCGCACTCAACCGCACGATCGCCTTCAGCGCTGACGGGAAATCAAACTTTCTGTCTGTTGAGTCCCGCACGAAAGCGACCCGTGATTACGCATTAAGCCAGTTACAGGAGGCGTTCGAGGCTGTTGATCCTCGTTTCTTCGGTCTATTCGAAGATGAAGCCGGAGTCCGTGATCTGGTGTTTGAGATGCGCGGCCAGAAAACAGGTAATGCGAAAGCCATGAAAGGGGCGAAAGCCTGGGGCGAAGTTACTGAGCTACTGCGCCGCAGGTTTAATGATGCTGGTGGTGATATCGGCTATCTGGAAAACTGGGGTATACCTCAGCACCATTCTATGGAAAAGGTTGGGGCAGTATCGAAGGATAAGTGGGTAAGTGATGTGATTGGTAAACTCGATCGCAAATATTACACACGCGCCGACGGCCAGTTGATGAATGATACTGAGTTATCAGCTTTTATCGGTGAAGCCTATAACACGATTGCCACAGGTGGCCTGAATAAACTCACTGATACCGGTATGCGTATTTCCGGTGCGCGGGCAAACCGTGGCAACGCCTCACGCCAGATCCACTTTAAAGACGCTGATTCATACCTTCAGTACCAGCAGATGTACGGCGACCGGTCACTCTGGGAAATCATGGTAGGGCACCTGGAAGGTATCAGTAAAGACATTGCGCTGGTGGAAACCTACGGACCAAACCCGGATCATGTGTTCCGCTCACTGCTGGATCAGACTAAATCAGAGACAGCTACGGCTAACCCGCAGGATACCGGTCGCATAGAGCGCCAGGCAAACAATACTGAGAACCTGTATAACTTTATTTCTGGTAAAACTCAGCCTGTTGCAAACCCGCATATTGCGCGCTGGTCGGATAACATCCGCAACTGGATGGTTGCCAGTCGTCTCGGTTCTGCGCTGTTGTCATCGTTCTCTGATCTTGGAACCATGTACCTGTCAGCGAAGGTTACCAACCTTCCGATGAATCAGTTATTACGTAACCAGCTTGAAGCTATGGACCCAACGAATCGCACTGAATTGGCCAGGGCTCGTCATGCTGGCTTGGCTATGGAATCACTGCTCGGTAGCGTTAACCGCTGGGCGATGGATAATATGGGGCCGTCTGTCTCCCGGTGGGCTGCAACTGCAGTTATGCGCGCCAGTGGATTAACTGCGTGGTCCGACGCGCACAAGCGTGCCTACGGTGTCACTATGATGGGCAGTCTTGGTGATGTTGTCACCAGAACACCGGATCTGAAAAGCCTGTCTAATGACGATTTCCGCATACTGAAAAGCAAAGGAATCACCGATACCGACTGGAGCGTGTGGAAGATGGCGCAACAGGAGGACTGGGGGAAAGGCAACGATACGATGCTGACTCCGGAAAGCATCATGCGTATACCCGATGCTGCTGTAGAGCACCTCGGATCACCGGAGCGCGTGAAGTTTGAAGCAATGCGTAAGCTGCTCGGAGCGGTGACAGAAGAAGTTGACATGGCTGTGATCACTCCTGGTGCTCGTGAGCAGATGGTTACCGGTTCAGGTATCCAGCGCGGAACATGGAAAGGTGAATTAACCCGCAGCGTATTCTTGTTCAAGTCATTCCCAATCTCTGTTGTGATGCGCCACTGGTCTCGGGCTATGGGTATGCCTTCTGCTGGTGGTCGGGCTGCTTATATCGCGACGTTTATAGCCAGCACGACAATACTTGGCGCGCTTTCTCAGCAACTAAATGACATGGCATCAGGCCGTAATCCGCGGGATATGGCCGGTGAAGATGCTGCTAAATTCTGGCTTGGTGCGCTGCTTAAAGGCGGTGGCCTTGGCCTGTACGGTGATTTCCTTCTGTCTGATCACACCCGGTACGGGAGCGGCGCGCTAGCGTCTATGCTTGGCCCTGTGGCTGGTCTCGTTGATGACGTCATTAAGATCGGTCAGGGCATCCCGCTGAATGCGGTAGAGGGTAAGAGCGAGCAAACTGGTGGTGATCTGGTTAAGCTTGGTAAAGGTCTGACGCCTGGTGCCAATATCTGGTACCTGAAAGCAGCGGTTGATCATATGATCTTTAACCAGATGCAGGAGTATTTTTCTCCTGGCTATCTGCGTAAGATGGAGCAGCGTTCGAAGAAAGAATTTAACCAGACATACTGGTGGCGACCTCAGGATGTCACTCCGCAATAAGGATTCGACAATGATTGCTTTTATTCTTGTTGTGTTGGCACTTGTCGCGCTTGGCGTAATGAACCGTAAAGGTATCATTGAAGATGGGGAATTTTCCGTCGCAGTTGTTCTAATATTATCTGGTGTCGCAGGATACATAGGCATGTCATAGCATGAAGGTGACATGTCACGAGGCCGCAATAGCGGCCTTTTATTTTTCATTAAGTGGTTTGCTTACGTAACTGTTCCGCACAGTAATCGAGATGCGTTTGCAGATCCTGCATGGTCATTTGAGAACTTGTGACGTAATTCACAAGCGCAACCAGTTCAGCTAATGGCCCGTCAACATTGAAGCCATCTTTATCGAGTTCCCGCAGCAACTTCATCAGATGCGAGTCCTCCACCAGGGACCTAACGCCTACCGGCGTGTGTATTCTTTCCTCAAATCCTTCTTCCAGCGGATGGTGATACTGCCGTTGCATCTATTCTTCTCCATGCAATCACTGTATAAACATACAGTAGCAGAAGATATCAGGACTATCCAGCATGAAATGCAAATTACCTGTAAGGTAATAAAACATATGTTCAATCTTCATTTGGTTCATATAAGGTTTTTATGGTAATACAATGATTCAGAGTGCATGCGCGCCGGGCGCATAAGCAATCTGGAGATACTTACATGACGGTCTCAACCGAAGTTGACCATAACGACTACACGGGGAATGGGGTCACAACTTCTTTCCCTTATACCTTCCGAATTTTTAATAAGTCTGATCTGGTTGTGCAGGTTGCAGACCTGAGCGAGAACATCACAGAATTAGTCCTTGATACTGATTACGCCGTTACTGGTGTGGGAGGGTACACAGGAGGGAATGTAATACTGTCAACGCCACTGACAAGTGGATACCAAATCTCAATTTCACGTGAGCTTCCAGTTACACAGGAAACAGATCTTCGAAATCAGGGTAAGTTCTTCGCAGAAGTGCATGAGGATGCTTTTGATAAACTGACTATGCTGATTCAGCAGGTGCGCAGTCGGTTAAGACTGGCTCTACGTAAGCCGTCGTTTGTGGCTAATTATTATGATGCGATGAACAACTACATCCGTAATTTGCGCGATCCCAGGGACCTTCAGGATGCCGCCACCAAAAATTATGTAGATAGTGTTTCAGGTTCAAATCTTAGCAGAACCCTTCGAACACCAGATGCTATACCTGAATTACCATCAGTGGAGGATCGTAAAAACAAAATAGTTGCAATGAATGATTCAGGAAATCCAATTATGATTTTACCTGAATCAGGAACAGCATCCGATGTGTTTATAGAATTAAATAAAAATAATGGGTTCAAATATATAGGGAAATGTGAATCAATATCCAAACTAAGAACTATTGTTGCTGATAGTAATGGTCAGTTCATATTAGTTGACTCATATAGACATGGAAGCAATAAAGGTGGCGGTATATTCCAATGGAATTCCGCATCTAACGATCCTGACGATGGCGGGGCAGTCATTGCCGTGACAGGGGTAGCTACAGGACGGTGGGTTAGACAGGTAAACGGTCGGTATACACCTGAAATGTACGGAGCAGATGGTACAAAGACAAACGACCCGTCAGCCATTAAATCGGTACTGGAGCACCAGAAATATGTGCTTTTTTCTGGCGTTTATTATATGAATGATGAGTTTGTTACCAATGGGCATAATATTGAAGGCGGTTCAACTGGAGAATATTATGGTGATGGTTCTAAAACAAAAATAGTTTTCTTTGGTGGGTTCTCTGCAAAGCAAGCAGTTCGCAATGAAATAACAAAAAGCTCTTATAAAAACATCACCTTTGAACCTGAATCATGGGATCCTGTTAATGGGTATACAGGTACCGGTTTGCGTGTTGGCAGAACTCTTGATGCTGAAAACTGCAACTGGTTTAAGTTCAAGGAATTTGGGATGGATTTATGGGCATCTATTACAACTGAACTTGTCCATTATCCATATGGTAGTCAGTTCAGGAATTGCAGGTTTGAATTTAATGGGTTTAATGGCATAAGATTCACTAACGGGGCAAATTCAGTTCAAGTATATGGTGGGACGGCAAGCTGGAATGGTTCTCCAGCCTATGGCGTGAAACCAACAGATTCAAGTACTGGGTGGGACGGAATTCTATTTACAAAAATAACAGATGGATCAGTTCCACCAATGGATAATGATTTTGATATACAAGGAAACATTATTGAGGGGATTGATTGTAGCTACAATGCAAGATATGGTTTTAATGCTGATTATGCCAATCAATCAATTTTCAACATAGGATACTCAGAGGCAAATTTCGGACCTGTTGATGTACATGTAAGAGACGTTGTAGCATGCACTATTAATATACAGGTTTCTCAAAGAGGAGAGGATATCGAGGTACCGAACTACTCGCCAAGCATTCCAAGGTCATCAGCAAATTATCCAAACAGTATCGTAGTGGCTGGAGTAGATTATGGGAGTGGTTCAAAGGATGATGGAGATAGATACATCACATGGAGAAACCCGAGATATGGGATAACCCCTTTTTCATTTGGCTCTCTAGGTAACTCTGGATTCAGAGCTTACAAAGACAAATCTGGATCATTCGAAACTTACAACGAAGGTGGTGGCGCGCTCCCATTGATTAGAGCAAACTCCGGGACATTGCCTGTAGCAAAAGAAAAGTACTTAGGAACATTGTGGCGTGATACATCAACTGGTCCAAATGGTGTATATATGTGTGTGGAAAGTGCTCCAGGTGCATACTTATGGAGTAAATTGAATTAATGTATGCGCCGCCAGAAATAAATAATCTGGCGGTGCCTATAATGCAATGATACTTAAGCTATACAGCAAACGATAGAATTTTTGTTTTCTTTATTATAAATGAAACTAACATACAGATGACAAATGTTGCCACTGAAGATAATAAAACGTAAATTGAATTCATTTTATACCCCCACCAATATATAAACATTGTATAGAAATAGTCCACAAACAATAGGTGCATACAATATACACCAAGAGTCAATTGGCTTACTTTAGATATTTGACCATCAAATCTTGATAAGATATTACCATTTTTTAAAAATAAAATAAAAATTGAAGATGCACCAATAATAACAAATGGTGAAGTATATGAATAAAGGCTTTGGTCTATGTTTTCAGACTTTATTGACATAAAGTAAACAAATAATGATGTTGCTGCAACTGATAAAAAGAACGCAACTATAAAAGGTAATGACTTTATTTTTGATTCATTTTTGCATACGAAGTCAAAAATCAGCCTGCCAAGAATCAAGTATCCCATCACATCAGCAAGATATGAAAGATTGAATGTTTGCACGTAGTTATTGTAAACCCCAATCATGTTCTTGAATGTCATGAATGTGCACAAGATAAACCATATAAACAAATAAGAAACAGAGCTTTTTAGTGATGAGTTGTGATAAGCCTTGGATAAGAAAGGTATTGCCACATATGCTCCAACTATAAAATACAGATACCACAAATGATATTTAACAGGTCCAGAAAGGATGCCTCCAATTGAATCAAATAGCATACCTAAACTAAGTGTAGCGTTTTTGTCTCTCCATATGTACACAATAGACCAAAAGAACAAACACGACATTATAATTATTATTCTTTTGGCAATCTTTGTTTTTGAATCTGGTTTTTCTCTAATGAGAAGTGCGCCACTTAACATTATAAATAATGGTACACAAACCCTTGTCATTGAGTCAATTATATTTAATTGCCCCCAGGAATCATTTGTTTTATATAATCCCATGGCGGATGTGTGAAGTAATATCACAAAAAAACAAGCCACTATCCTTGTGACATTTAAACCTATAGATATATCTTTATTCATATTAAAACTACCTATTGTATATTTTATGTTTTTTCATGGATTATTTAATTTTATCACCTTTAAGGTAATTTTTCCAAGTGCAATGAAGGTTGATTGCAACCATATATGGTTTATTGTGTATGATGAGCTCACCAACTAAGGGGGATTTTATGCACAGTAAACGGTGGTTGATATGTCAGCTCAGCTAACCAGTGAGTCTTTAAATCAGTGGCTTAGCATGGGTTCCTTGGCTGCGGTTATCGCCGGGGTCCCTCCAGAAGTGGCGCTTGGTGCTTTATCTGGCGCGGTAATATTTATTACCTCTGCCGTTGAGTATCCAATTCGCCGCCGGGTTCTCCTGTCGATGCTCAGCTTCCTATGCGGGCTTCTCTTCTACAAACCAACTGCATCAATCCTTATCGGCGTAGCCAGCCTGATCCCAACTATCACGCAGGATTCATTCGAGAAAGGGATCGTCTTCTCTGCTGGCGCGTTCGTGTCGGCAATCGTCGCAGTACGTATTGGTATCTGGCTCTATCACCGCTCCGACAATCCACGCGATTTAATCCCGGGGAGAAAAGACGATGACAACTCATGAGCTGCTTTTACTCATTGCCAATGCGGTTATCTGTTCTGCGATAGCAATCCGTGTCGGAACCTTCCGGCGTAATGGATCTCAACACCGCAGGTTGGGCGGATGGATAGCCTACTTCCTTATCGTGGCATCAGCCAGCATCCCCGTCCGCGCCGCATATGCAATCTGGTATCACACGCCAATGGTCGCTGATTTATCAGAGGTCATCATCAATGCTGTCATGCTTGCCGCCGTACTGAAGACGCGCGGTAACGTCGTGCAGATATTCAAAATATCGAGGTCTCAACATGGACATTAACCAGTTCCGGCGGGCAGCCGGTATCACTGAGCAACTGGCAGCGCGCTGGTACCCACATATCACCGCCGCCATGAATGAATTTGGTATCACTAAACCAGATGACCAGGCGATGTTTATCGCACAGGTCGGGCATGAGTCCGGAGGATTTACCCGGTTACAGGAAAACTTCAACTACAGCGTATCAGGGTTGTCAGGTTTCATCCGTTCCGGGCGTATCACTCCAGACCAGGCTAATGCGCTTGGCCGCAAAACATATGAGAAATCCCTTCCTCTGGAACGCCAGCGCGCGATCGCCAATCTGGTGTACAGCAAACGCATGGGCAACAACGGTCCTGGTGATGGGTGGAACTACCGAGGGCATGGGCTTATCCAGATCACAGGTCTGAACAACTACCGGGATTGCGGTAACGGTCTGAAGGTTGATCTGGTAGCGCAGCCTGAACTGCTGGCACAGGATGAATACGCGGCCCGTAGTGCGGCGTGGTTCTTCGCCACCAAAGGTTGCATGAAGTACACAGGCGATCTGGTTCGCGTCACGCAGATCATTAACGGTGGCCAGAACGGTATCGACGACCGGCGGTCGCGTTACGGTGCTGCCCGTAAGGCGCTGTTATGATCTGGGCATTCGTCAAAGCATACTGGAAACAGTTGCTTATAGTGGCGATGCTTGCTGCGCTGGTCGTCGGCGGGCGTTTAGCCTGGGTTAACCATGGTGAAACGCAGTACAAAGCTGGGTATGCGCAGGCAAAAGCAGACCGTAAAGCCGAAGATGATAAAGCTCGTCAGCACGACGAACAGGAGAAAGCGACCAATGAACGTGAAGCGCAGCGTGCACTCGACCGGGCGCGCAATGATGCTCTTGATGCTGCCGCTCGCGCTGGCAGGCTGCAGCAACAGCTCGTTGCCATCCGTGAGCAGCTCAGGCAGTATAACGCCACTGTCGGCGCTGGGACGTCAGCCGCAGATACCGGCGTTTTGCTTGCCGACGTGCTCAGCAAATCTCTCGAGCGAAACCGACAACTGGCAGAGTACGCTGACCGGGTCGCCGAAGCCGGAAGAGTCTGTGAAAAGCAGTACGATTCGTTGACCCGGTGACATGGCATTTTTCATGGTACTGATTTCCGGTGACGGTATATAAAACGGTATGGAAAATATCATTGCTTTAAAAGTTGTTATCAGTCAATTAGTTATGTTACCCGTAAATAATTGAGTGGGAATAATAGCCCTTTCTGTTAGCGGTTTCTGAACCGGTAATATGTAAAAAAACCCTCTTTTTATAGAGGGTTTTTTATTGCGCTCATACCGAAGCGCTGTGAATTAATCAACCAACTGTAGCTGGGGTTGAGATTGGGGGGCTACGTTCTCAACGCGAATATCCATCTGCGGATACGGCAGGGAGATATGGTTGGCGTCCAGGGCTTCTTTAATGTTTTCCAGCAAATCGTAATAGGTATTCCAGTATTCGATGTTGGGCACCCATACGCGGACGTAAAAATTCAATGCTGAAGCGCCCAGTTCGCCCAGACGAACGGTTACCCCACGTTGCTTATCGATGCGGGTATCCTGATCGATAATATGGTTAATCACGCGCTTAACGTCAGCTATCCGGCTCTGATAGCCGACGCCAATCACCAGATCGATACGGCGGAAAGGGTGGCGGGAATAGTTAATGATATTGTCAGCGATGATCTTACCGTTTGGAATGACCACTTCTTTGCTGTCGGCGGTGAGCAGGGTGGTGGAGAAAATATGCACCTTTTCCACCGTTCCGGTGACTGCCCCAATTTGTACCACTTCTCCGGCGCGGAATGGACGCAGGGAGACCAATAGTACGCCAGCGGCAAAGTTGGAAAGCGATCCTTGTAGCGCGAGTCCAATGGCCAACCCGGCGGCACCAATGACGGCAATAATGGAGGATGTTTCGATACCGACGCGACCCAATGCGGCAACAACGGCAAAGGCGAGGGTAATGTAACGTACCAGCGCGGTGAAGAACTGGATAATGGTTCGGTCAACTTTACGTTTTAAAAGTAATTTTTCCAGACCACTGGAGATCAGGCGAGAGACAAATTTACCGACAAACAGTAAAATTACGGCGGCAACGATATTCCAGCCGAATTGAATAACCGCATCGCTGTGTCCAGCGATCCATTCAAGACCGCTGCTTATTTTCGGAAATAATGAAAAACCACTCAT